CCATAGAAGATAGCATCATAACAATACTCTGTAAAATAATTTGAGGTTGTTACGCTTGTCCCTGTAGCAGAAGCAAGGGCCAGTGGTTGAGATGCTGTTTGTATTTCAGCCGTAATCACTGAGACTGGTGTGGGTACAATTTTAATTGTTGAATTATTTTTACGTGAATAATATCGTGGAGTACCTGTAGATGCACTAACAGGCCAATAATCATTTACATATTCTAGAGTACGAGGTAATAGATTAGTTACACTCGTTCCACTGCTTGTTTTAAAGTTAATGTTTCTAACAAGCCTAACACGATCATTAAGACTAATAGCACTAGCATTACCAGACGAAACAGATACAGTAGTGTATTCGTCTAGTCCAAAATCATCTAGCTCTTTTACCAGACGAAACTCAGCCTTCTGGATAAACTTAGGAACTTGGTTAGAAAACTCAGTCCCATCATTCTCAGAAGTGTTAATGATATCTGTTTTAAGATCGCTATAGTTAGGCATGTTAGCCTACATACAAAGTAATTGTTGGAGCCATACCTGCTGCACCAGAAGTAGAAAGACTTACAATACCATGCACAGCAACGCCCATGTCACCAATGTAAGCATCGTTAGAATCCGTAGCACCTACCCTGTAGCGAAGAGCATTACCCTTGGCAGTCTTATTAGTAATCTGTTTACTACCTGAAATAGCAATGTCACCTACAATAGTAGAATAAGCATGTACAGCAATTATACGAGTGGTTGTAGGGGTAGGATTATCACTACCACCTTCAGAACCCAATGTAACAGTAGGAGCATCTACATAACGAAACCCAGTTATGATAGCTCCATCACTACTTACATTGTGTGCGACTTTTATATTAGATGCCATAATATCTCCTTTGGAAGAATGGGAGAGTAGCGTTAACTACTCCCCCACTTTCACCATTAGGTTCCAGCACTTCCGAAGAAGCCACGCCAGTCAGAAACACCAAAGCTGTAACGCTCCCGTGCCTTAAAGCGCAGGTTGCCAGTATCAAAGTCAGGCTCCATCTTCGTTTGAAGCGGAGAACGGACAAACATTTTTGTACCATTAGGAACATCAGTCTTAATGAAATACGCATTAGTATCCGTAAAGCGACGATTGATAAAGTAACCTTCAGGAAGCATACCCATGCTTCGGGTTACGTTGATTGCGTTTGTATTCGGGTTAGCCGAAGCAGCACTCGTTTGAGTGTTACCAGGACTGGACAGAATACGACCAGCAATCGCCCATGAGTCAACAGGTACGTGCAACGACACCGCACTTGCACCAATGAGAATACCACGATCATCTTCCATTTTTTGGATGCTCGTAAGCGCAGTCTCAAGAGTAGCTTCTGTCAGGTCAGCAGCCGCAAGAAGGTTGGACTGATTACCATCAGAAATTGTGGGGTGTGAATCAGAGAAGAATGCCGCTCCATCACCAATGGTATCAGAGAAACCATTATTGAACAGATTGGCAGCTTTCACTTGTTTGGTATTCGCCATTGCACGGGCAAGACCCCTAGCACGAATTTTAGCAAACGTGTCATAGAGATTGTCTTCCATTGCTTCTTCAGTTACAGCAAAGGCAAGAGCAACCGTCTCGTGTGAGTAACGAGCCGTGTAGCTTTCTTGCGCTCCGTCATAGCTGACAGCAGCACCTTCGCCCTTTGTCGGGGCAGTACCAAATCCAGTGAAAAGCACTTCTTCTTCAAAAGCACGATCTGAATTTTCTACATCATAGAGAGATTCGTGTTCGTTATTAACCTCTCCATACTCCATTCCGAAAACGGCATTAAGGCCAGGAAGGAGTTGTTTGCTAATACTAGCTCTATTAATAGCCATAATAAATCCTCCCTATTAAGCCGTTGATGCCGTAGCCGTTACAAAACGGTCACGGTGATGGTTGAGCCATACTTCTACAATTGGATAAGCATCAGAATCCTTCTCATCAGGGAACTGAGCTTTACCAACTACACGAACAGCAGCCGCTGCTTCCGTACCAGACGCACCGTCTAGATAGTAGCTGGACTGACCTGTAGTCGTGCTGCCAGAGGAGGCAGTAGAACTAACAGTTACATTATAGTTTTTAACAGGAAGCAACTCTGCCACTGAAAGTGAAAGAGAGGCTTGAATGTAATACGTCTGATCAGGATCAGTGATTACAAAGAACTTAACGTCCGTGGCACTCGTCCCTCCAGGCCAATACCTGGAAAACTTCTGCTCTCCGTTCTCAACATATTGGCAACCCATGAATACGCCTGATGGCTTGAGAGTTGCTGCAATGTAGGGGCTAATCGTTGTGAAGTTAGCACCTGGAAGAACGACAGGATCACCCGTGAAAATGCTGTTCGTAGGGGAACCAGTCATTCCAGTAGAAGTTAACGCAATCGTATCAGTAACAGCTTCATTATTGTAAGCTCCACCTTTTTTGCGTGCGGGAATGAAACCACGAAATGCTTTAGTAGTAGACATGTTTCATCTCCTTAGTTATAGAAGTCAGTCCTGAAAAGAGGGCTGTCTTCCCTTTGTTGTAACAGAACGACTAGAATTAGTTACAGGCATATTTGCTAGACGAGAATCAGAATTATTCATAAGCTGCATGTTAACAGCATCCATCATATCGTTAGCTTTATTTTCATAGTACTTATTCCTAGCCGCAGCTTTTTTGGCTGGCATTTTAGCTAGAGCAAGATCAGCCCTATTTACTGTGCCTTCATACCGTCCACCCTCTCTCACGAAAGAGGTAGTAGCCAATTCAGGTACTTCTTCAGGAGAAACAAACACCCAGCCTTCTTGCTGACGTTTGCCTACGTTTGTGTAGTCATCTTGGCCGTTAAAGGAGACCCGTATCCAACGTAAAGTCAAACCCTCTGATGCGAAGCGTTCTTTAACAACTTCAGGAATTTCAAGAGCGTTTGGCTCTTCAAACGACCATTCTTCTTCTCGTTCTAAATTTTCTCTTTGGTTACTAGTACGTGATTCATTTCGTGTCATGTTTATCTCCCACGCTTATATTATGTTGGTGTACTCACCGTCAGCAGTCGTTACTTTTAACTTCTCTGCGGCGTACTGTTCAAGAGGTATCCCCCATTTGTTCGCAAGTCTTACGTCTTCTTTAGAAAGTTTAACTTTTGAACGAGAGTTCTGAGACGAGCGTGAAGCCCCAGAGACCACTTGAGAAGGTTGTGACGTGTTTTCCTCCACACGGACTGAAGAACCTCCAAAAGCTTTTTCCAAGCGTCTGTCAATTTCTTCGTAAAATTCATTATCATTTGGATCATATCCTTCTGACTTGAGTTCTGCATCAAGAGCTAATGCAGCAGCAGTCTTAATTGTATCGTCACCAAACCAATCATTTTTCTCTGCCCACTCTTGGGCTTTAACATCAACAGCAGTAGATTGAGGTTGCTGTTGCGCTTGTGGTTCTGGTTGTACTTCTTGTGCTTCAAGTTCTTGCTGCTGTCTTGCTGCATTTACTTTCATGCGTTGAAGCATCTTTAAATCTGCTTGTGCATTATTTAATGTTTCTTGTGCCTCTAATACTTTTTCTTTTTCACCATTTTCAAAAGCTTCAAGGTAAGCTTCTTTAGCCATCTTAATAGTTTTCTCTAATGATTGTTCATTAGCATTTAAACTATTGCTGGTAATAGAAACAACTTCTTTATCTTTCTTACTCAAATTATTTTTAAGTTCTTCGTTCTGAGCAAGAAGAGTTTGAATGGTTTCTTCTCGTTCTTTCCTTTGACGAATTAGCTGACGTATTCTTTTCTCAGCACCTTTTGTTTCTATACCCTCTAACTCTTTAGGAGTTTCTTCTTCTTCAACTTTAGGCTCCTCTACTTTAGGCTCCTCTGGTTGAACTTCTTGTTTCTCCTCTACTACTTCTTCTTCTTCTTCAAGTTCAAACTCTATTTGTTCTTGTTCTTCGGGTTTAGCAGAAACATCTACTTCTGCCCAACCATCATTCTCATTATCCATTACTTTTCTCCGTTGCTAACGACACAAACGTATTTTACGTTATACTACTATTATACCATAAAAATGTTGTTTTCCCAAATCATGCAGACCCTTTTGTTAAATTAAATGTAGGATCAAGGTCTTTAGGGTCTTCTACTCTCATAACAATTTGATCATCAAAGAGAAGAATTAAACGAACACCTTTATAAAACATCTTGGTGCCAGTATGTTTACCGTAGCATACATAGTCTCCTACTTCGCACCAAGGACCATTAGGAAACTTATCTTTTTCAGCGTATGCTAGATCACCTAGAGCAATAACTTTTCCTACTGTAGTAAGATAAGACATGTCTTCTTTAGTTGAGTCTGGAATAAATATTCCACCTTTAGTTTGACTCTTAACAGATATAGGACGAACTAGGACATGATATCCTGGTAGTTCTGGTAGTGGAGAGGGATCAGGAGCCTCTTCTACATCTGTAATCCATAAATCATTTTTAACCGCCCCACCCATAGCTACTTGTCGCATTTATTTAGTCATCCTCCATATGTAATCGTTTTTTAACGATATCTCTTAAATTATCCCTAGCCCATTCGATACCGTGAATTGAGCCAACTATTTGTCTATAGTGACAGAAATCTTCTGCAATACCTGCACCAAGAGTAGCTCTTAGTCTTTCTATCTCTTGATTAAACTCTGCCCCGATTTCATCCCAGATTTCCATTACTTACTTTTTTTAGAATCTGAAATTTTCCAAGAGCTTTCGTCCCACTTATTAAGTGCGCTACGAATATTACGACCACCCGTAATGTCTTGTTTATAAGGATCACCAAAACTTTTATCAGTGTCCTTTACATGAGACGGATAGCCTTTACCCTTCTGCATCATTTCTCATCTCCTTAAATTGACTGTCTGCTAGTTTAATTAAATTCTCAAGAGCAGCTTGATCCATCTCCTTGTCATCTTCCATTTGTTTCTTTAACATATCAACAAGAACTTTAACGTACTCTTTTTTATCTGCTAGATCAAGTTTGTTTTCTTCTATCTGTAATTTAGTTTGAAGTTCAGCTTCTTTGATTGCTTCTTTAGATACTCTGT